TCAGCAAATGCAGTCGACATTCCTAAGGAACAGTATGGTGTCAAGCTCATTGACAAAACTGAGGTTCATCCACACTGTATGGCGTCAAAACTTGATGCTTCCAACTATGTAGAAGTTTTGGGTAGTACCAAATTGCGTAGTCAAATGCGTAGTAGTGTCCAAACTTCTATTATCTCGGAAATCGTAGCTGAGGAGTGTGGTGTTCCAAATAAATGGGGTCCTCCTCCATTTAGTCCAAACTGGAAAGGATTCAATGCAACTCTTGAACATATAGCAAATCCTTCCGATATGTTTCTTCCTTCCAAACTCGAAAGAGCACGGAAAGATTGGTTGGGACCTCTTATTCCTTTGATGGTTCAGCATGCGCGAAGTGAAGACTTTCGTCCACTTAATGATGAGGAGATGGTGCTTGGTATTCCGGGGAAGAGGTTTATAGATCCTATCCCTATGACGACCAGTATGGGTTTTCCTGTATTTGGTCCAAAAAGTAAACATTTCAATGAAGTACGAGACGGAGAAATGTTGATCTCTCGTAAACCTGATGAATCTGTGAGAACAGAGATGGGGAGGTTATATGAGAGTTGGGATAAAGGCGAGCGTGCCTATCCCGTTATGTCAGCTACGCTTAAAGATGAACCCACACCTATTGGTAAGGAGAAAGTACGGGTTTTCCAAGCTGCACCCGTAGCTTTTGGTTTATTTATTCGAAAATATTTTTTACCAATTGCTCGTTTTTTGAGTTTACATCCATTAGAATCGGAAAGTGCTGTTGGTATTAATGCCTTCTCAAATCAATGGGAGGAATTAATGAATCATGCACACAAATACGCTGAATCAAATGAGGTTTTAGCATGGGATTATTCTAAATATGATGTAAGGATGAATTCTCAATTAACTCGAGCAGCTTTATGTTGCTTTATAGAATTAGCCGAAATTGGAGGGTACAATAAACAAGACCTTAAGATTATGCGTAATATGGTCGTAGATTTAGTCCACCCCGTGATTGATTATAATGGTACAATGCTTCATCTTTTTAATATTAATACTTCTGGTAATAATATTACTGTGAATATCAATGGAACAGTCGGATCACTTTATGTACGTCTTGGATTTTTTGATGCATATCCCAATGCTAAAAATTTTCGAGATAATGTGAGTGCCATGACTTATGGTGATGATTTCACAGGAAGCATTAAACCAGAGTATAATGGGTTTAATTTTATTTCCTATAAAGCTTTTTTAGCTGAGCATGACATTAAAATCACTCTACCCGATAAGAGTGACGAGGAAGTAGCATTCATGCAATCCGAAGATGCTGACTTCCTAAAGCGACAATCTAATTTTATACCAGAAATTGGTTGTTCGATTGGTAAATTGTGTGAAGACTCCATTTTTAAGTCACTTCATGCTAATATCCGATCCAAAACTGAATTACCCGAGCAGGTGTCGTCAAGTTGTATAGAGACAGCCATGCACGAGTGGTTCGCACATGGAAGAGAGGTATACACAATGCGTCAGCAACAAATGCGTCGTGTTTGTGAACGTGCCAATCTTCCTATCCCAGCCGTAAATATCAGCTTTCAAGAGCGGGTTGATCATTGGCTGGAAAAATATAGCTCGAAGTCCGTATAGATATCTAGATGTATTGAGGAGATACGGCAAACAAAATTTGTGTTTAATATTCACATGTGTATAATACATTACATATAAATATATAAAATCCTGTAACAAATTTTGGACGCGGTTCACAGTGTCGAAGTCAATCAAGTGAACAAGGTGATATGAGCACCTTAAAGGCTCATAGTCTATGTGTTTCCCCTGGCACAAAGACTTATGGAATATGGGGACTTCTCGCTTCAGGTATTGTTTATATCTGGTGTGCACTTATCGCAGATTATAGATCACAGAAAGATAGTGACTGTGATACTCACACGCATATCGAACCTCAAGCAGAGGAGCTGCAAGTCGGCCCGGGATCCGATAATACAAAGTCCCAAAATGTATCATTCAATGATACACATCCAGGATACAAGACTGATATTCTGGGTGCATTTGATGAAGTTCGGTCAGCGCCACTGGCATCCGATGCAACATTAGATGAATTTTTCAGTCGTCCCCTTCGTATTGCATCTTATGATTGGGGTGTTGGAACAACTTTGTCCGAAGTTTTTAACCCCTGGAATCTCTATTTTTCCAATCCCCGTGTTATTAATAGGATTGCGAATTATAAACTTTTGCAAGCGAAGTTACATGTTAAAGTGTTAATTAATGGGAATTCTTTTCATTATGGGAGGCTTTTGGTCTCTTATTACCCATTACCTACACTTGATGAGATGACGGTTACTCGTTCTTTTTACGATGTAGATAATGTGGGAGATACACAACGTCCTCATATTATGCTCGACCCAACTAATTCTCAAGGTGGAGAAATGATTTTACCGTTTTTCTGGAATAAAAATCTTCTAGATATTCCAGGAGAAGATTGGAACTTAATGGGTGCACTTAAGATTTCTACCCTTCAGGGGTTGAAACATGCACTTGGAGCCACAGATACGGTAACAATCAATGTTTTCGCATGGGCCGAGTCCGTAAGGTTTGCTATTCCAACGCAAACCGAGCCTGGTGCAATTGCACCTCAGGCTGATGAGTATGGTAGGGGTGCCATATCTCGTCCGGCAACTGTTGTTGCTAACATAGCATCAAGACTGGCCAATGTCCCTATAATCGGTCCTTTTGCTATGGCAACCCAAATTGGTGCTACCGCTACAAGCGCAATAGCCGCTCTATTTGGATACTCTAAGCCAGCAGAAATCGATTCACATTCCGTGCGGATTGTAAATCGAAGTTCACTAGCTACAACAGTTGGAACTGAGCAAGTTGACAAACTATCTGTTGACCCAAAGCAAGAACTTACTATTGATCCATGTACTGTAGGTCTTGAATCAACAGATGAGATGGCAGTTCTCAATATTGCTCAACATGAAACATATTTGACAAATTTCGATTGGAACGTCGGAACAAGTCAAGAAACACTTCTGTGGAATTGTGTAGTAGATCCATGTTTACATAGGATCCTAAATTCAGAATTACATTTTACTGCACCATGTTTTGCCACTTTACCTTTTGACTATTGGAGAGGAACCATGATTTTCCGCTTCCAAATCGTGTGTAGTAAGTACCATAAAGGTCGTTTGAAGATTGTCTACGATCCAAACAAAACACCATCAGGTGGAACGGCAGAATATAATACAGCATACACTACTATTGTAGATATTTCTGATACTACAGATTTTACAATTAAAGCCGGTTGGGGTCAACCATTTTCCTATCGAGAACATATTACTATTCCCACAACAGAAAGTGCTATGTTTTCAACAACACCTTTACCTTATGCTTCTAATAGCACTAAATATGGTAATGGTACTTTGGCAGTTTATGTAGTAAATGAATTGACAGTTCCTAATACAACGATTGATAATGATATTGAAGTTAACGTTTTTGTTTCCGTTGATGATGATTTTGAAATCGCCCAACCAACTTCAGCCACAGTCGGTAAGTTGCGTATGAATGCACACCCAAATGTAGCCCCACAAGCATTCGAACCACAGGCTAGTGAAGCTCCAGCTGATGAATTAAATAAAATGGATTCTAAACCTATTGATCCAAATGTATTATCACAAGCAGCTTTAACTATCCCTACTTCCGACAAAACTAATATGATTCATTTCGGTGAATCTATCCGGTCATTTCGCACACTTCTTAAAAGGTTTAATTTACATGAAGTGCAACCTGCAATATTTGATACTCAACTGGTAGGTCAAAACATAATGAGAGGAACGCTCCGGCAAGCTCTTCCTTTTGAGCCTGGTTATTCCACAACATCAGGTACTGTTACCTACAATCTAGCAGGTGGTAACTATGCTTACGCGCAAATGACCTTGATGCGTTACTTAACAACTGGTTTTGCTGGTTGGAGAGGAGGCGTTCGGTGGCTATACGACTTCTCCAATCTTAATGATGTACCGTTTAGTGCATTCTACCAAGTTACGCGTCGAGGGCGTGAGTCTTCAAATGCTAATGGTCTAGTTCCCATTCCCCAAACAAATACACCAGCGGGTCACGCAAGTTGTACCGGAACATACCAGGAGCATAACGCCCAAGAAGGGTCATCGATGATGACCAATGCCGTGAATAATGTTCTAGGATTTGAGGTACCCTATTATTCAAATTATCGGTTCGCACCTGCTAAACAAAAGGTAAAATTTGATTCTACCGAAATGCAGGCCATGCCTTACTATGGCACAATATGTCAAACTCAATTTTCCACAGCCTCTGGAATTGTAAGGACATATTGTGCCGCAGCGGAGGATTTTAGTGTCTTTTTCTACCTAGGTCCTCCCATCTTTTATTATGAAAATACAGTCCCCAGTGCCTAATATTTTTCATAATGTCCACGTCGCTAAAGCCGGCGACACGGGGATACGATGTATCCTCGTTGACGTAAATATCGAAATTATAAAATACTCTAATTTAGAACTCCGATCTTTACGTCGGAGTGAAGGCCATCCGTTCTATTGATGGTCCCCACGCGGTTTTATGAGCTTAATTTCTATATTGCGTCAGATGTTCTGAGTGCGCATTCTGTCAAGGTGAAGGCCACCGTTTGCAGCAGAATGTAGCCATCTGGC